TGAGAAGTTATATGGAACTTGTGTTGCAGGTAGTGATGTATTGGATGGAAGTGACAACACGGATATTGCATCGCAGTTGATGTTGGGGAACTATTACCGCACGTTCAGTTTCTATCACACCGATGCAAACGATTTTCCTGAAGTTGCGGTAATGAGCAGATGCTTCACGGCAGTTCCTGGGTCGGAAACTTGGGCATTAAAGAGGTTGGCAGGTGTCAAGGTTGATGCGCTGACCGAAACCGAGTTCATCGTCTTAAAAGCAAAAAACGTGAACACCTTTGAAAGATTCCGCAATTTAAGCCTGACGCAGACAGGCAAGGTCGCAGCAGGTGAATGGATTGATGTGATTCGTTTCCGTGATTGGCTTGCCGAAGAAATCAAGGTCAATGTCCTGAATGTGCTTGTGAACAATGAAAAGATTCCGTACACCGATGCAGGTATTGCCATCGTTGAGGGTGCAATCCGTCAGGCATTAAGACAGGGTCAGGTCAATGGTGGCATTGCGCCTGTTGAGTATGACGAAGAAGGCAACAAGAATCTTGGTTATACTGTTTCCGTTCCGTTGGCTGCGAACATCAGCGCAAATCAGAAAGCAAGTCGCATCCTGACCGATGTGACCTTCACGGCACGTTTGTCCGGCGCAATTCACGTTGTCGAAATCCGTGGTCAGCTTACTTATGAAAATCTGCTTGTGGGGGGTGAATAACGATGAAGACATATGATCCGAAAAAAGTTTTGGTCATTTTTGGCGCAAGACAGTTAACAGGTATGGCAGAAGATTCCATCGTCAGCATCGCACCCCTGGGCGAAGGTATGCAGATTTTTGTGGGCGCAGATGGTGAAGTCGCACGGAGTGTTGACCCCAATGCCACGTTTGAAGTTACTGTTTCTTTGAGTACTGTCAGCACATCCAACGATTACTTATCCAATATGTACAATTACGATAGGGAAACAGGCAACGGAATCGCACCCCTGATGATTAAAGACCTTGCAGGAACAACCCTGTTTTCTGCACCTGAAGCTTGGATTGCTAATTTCCCTGAATCTGCGAAAGGTCGCACCATCGACACGCAGGAATGGGTGTTCAACACAGGCCAGGTATCCGACCCCATCATCGGTGGAATGAACTGACGTAAAACGGAGGACACACAATGGACAGATTTAACAGGAAGTCATTTCAGTTGGGTGAGGACACGTTCTTCATCCAACTGATTCCCCCAAAAGAATCAATGAAGGCCTGGACAGAAATTCAAAAAATCCTTATGCCGGCTATTTCAGGCGCAATGGAAGGTGCGAAGCTGACCGCAGAAACCGAGCAGGAAAAATGGTTCAATACTGTGGCAAGTGCTTTGCAGACCCTTCCATTCACTTTGGATGCTGACAAGATGGAACGATTATATGCGTACCTTCTGAACCCTGAATATGTTGCGGTACAACGCAAAACTGACAAGACACCGATTCGGTTGTCAGAAGATATTATTGACGAAATTTTCACAGGTCGGACATTTGATTTGTTCTATCTTATGGCAAAAGTTGTGCAAATCAACTATATGGATTTTTCCAATCTCTTCAGCGTACCGATTGGATTCCGTACACACGCAGAAGAGATAAAACAAAAAGTTACGGAAAGTTTGGCGAATATTTCCAAGGAATAGCATTCATATATCGTGCGGTGCATTCAGGTATGGTCAGTATGGGCGAAGTCAACCGAGGGGAAGTGACCCTTGCCGATTTGGTCGAAATAAACCATTATTTGGATGCATTGGACGATATTCATTATTTTGCATCGGAAGATAGCAAAAGCAAGGTTAGGTGGCGCAAGTGAACGTAAGGGAACTTGTTAATGTCATAAAATTTAAAACCGATACTGCATCTTTGAAGGCTGCGGAAACTGCGGTGAATCGCATCAAACAAACGATGCAAAAAACAAAACCGCTTGATCTGAAAGTCAATTCCGGCAACGCACAAAGGTCAATAAACAACCTGCAAGCAAAACTAAATCAACTGCAAAGGCAAAGACAGTTGCGGTTGAATGCTGACACAAGTGGCATCGACAAGATGATTTCCAAGCTAAAAGAATTGGAAAGGCAACAGGTACGAAACGCACAGGCAGGTGCAAAAGGCAGGACAAAAGGTGCTTTGCAAGGTGGTCAACCATCAGGTGGTGGTGGAATGTCATCAATGCTTGGCGGTCTGAAAGGTGCATTTGTTGCACTTGGTGGTATGGCTATCGTCAGCGAAATCAAGGAAACCGCTGATGCAATGATGTCACTTGATTCACGCATCAAGATTGTCACCAAAGACGATGCTGAAAGGTTGAAGGTTGAATCTGCATTATATTCAATGTCGCAGAAAAATCGTGCTTCATTGGAAGATATGGGCGACCTTTATTATAAAACCGCAATGTCGGCAAAAAGGTTTGGTGCATCCCAGGAAGATGTGCTTCGTTTGACAGACATTGTTTCAAAATCGTTGGTCATTGGTGGTGCAGACACGGCACAACAAAAAGCTACCATTCTTCAGCTATCACAGGCATTAGGTTCAGGTGTGCTTCAGGGTGATGAATTGCGTTCATTGCGTGAAAACGCACCGAAACTGATGGATGCAATTGCAACATATTTCAACACAGATGTCGGTGGATTGAAGCAGATGGGCGCAAAAGGTGAACTTACCACCGAAAAACTTATGCAAGCAATCCTTGCAAGCGGACAGGCCATTGACAAGGAATTCACGCAGATTACACCCACGATTGGTCAGGCATTGACAGTATTGGGCAACAAGTGGTCGAAGTTCATAATGGATGTGCAGAATAGCACAGGCATCTTTGGTTCAATCGCAGGTGTGATTCTGCAAGCAGTTGATTGGATCGGCGAAGCAATTGATTTTGTTGCAAAGGAATTCGGCACAGCAACCCCTGAAATGATTTCCTTAATTGAGAATTTCAAGTCATTATGGGAATCCCTCCAACCTTTAATTACTGCTGTTGGCACAATCTTTATTAATTGGATTGTACCTGCCTTGAAGACTTTCGGAAGGGTATCAGCAGCAGTTTTGGATATGGTTGTCACGTTGTTGAAACCAATAGTTGATTTGCTGACATCCATTGCCAACTTGATCGCCACGGCAAGTGGTGGTTTTTCCAGCTTAATTTCAAAGGCCGAAAGTGGCGCAATAGAAAGATACAACAGTATTATGGTCAACCAAAACAACAACATTACTGTTCCGAATGGTAGAGAAGCAGGTGAAGCGGCTGCAAATGCGATGCCGATGGAATTCCCAATTGTTGAGTAAGGAGGTCAAATGATTACATATAGCACGATTGTTCCTGCACGGATAGGAACACTTGAGGTCGATTGTATCGTTGACCACGTTACCAATTTTAATTCCAATGTGACAGAACATCCCATTGAGGGTGGTTTTGTCATCGCAGACCACGTTGCAAGACAGGCAATGAAACTGTCTGTCACGGCAATCATCACACCGACACCTGTTTCATATTTCCGTGCGTTCGGTGGGGCAAATCCTGACCGATTGTCAGGTGCTGCATACTACTTTGAGCAGGTGCATTTAAAAGGCGAACCCATCACCATTGTTTTGCCGGATGCAATCTATTCGGATATGGTGATGACGGCTTGCCCATTGCCACGAAACGTGACGGATGGTTTCTGCTATAAATTAGCACTTGAATTTGTTCACGTTACCATCGTTTCACAGAAAACCGAGGAAATACCTGAACAAAAAGCAGGTGCAGATGCAAAAGGCAAGGCAGGTGCGACAGGCACGGATGCAGGACAATCTTCACAGGTGAACATCGGCACAGGAATGACAGTAATAAATAATAGGAAGTATTTATTGCTGAACACAAATCAGATTGACCTTCGCAACCTTGGAACAATCCACACAGGCATTGAGTTGACCGCATCAAGGGCAGCTTATTCGGTATATGCATCGTTAGGGGGAATATTATGATTTCTTTATCAATGTATGATGCAAACGATTTCGTTGTATCTGCAATGTTGGACGGAAATCCCTATAAACTGCATTACAGTTGGAATGACCACATCCCTCAATGGACAGTTGATGTTTTAACGAATGACAACGTGTATATAGCAAGGGGCATTCCCATTGTACCGAATCTGCCTTTGTTCAGTTTTTACAGACGATACAACCTTCCCCCAGGCGAACTGCTTGCGGTGGTGGTAAATCAAGACGAACCTGAAAACCAATCGGTTGGGCGCAATGATTTTATGAATGGCAAA